CCGAATATCAGCCACGTTTTTTTCAAAAAAGTTAGTGCGTTAGAGGGTTAGGGAGGGGTGAGTTTTGTTTGCACTTCAAACGGTCAGCGACGTGCGACTAGTGGGGAGAGCTTTGAAGGAAAAATGGAATGTCAACAGGACGAAAATAAAGTCCGCACTTATGAATGCTTTGGCCGATCCGGATCTTGCGATCGATGCCGCTAAGGTTTTGTTGTTGGCTGACGCTCTTGATGTGAAGCGAGAGGAACTCGAACAGAAAAAGGAAGTCAAAGAAAATGAGCAGCGACTACGACTTCTTGAACTCGCTCGATCTGTCCCAGCTTCAGAACTTGCTCGTCTTGCATCCGAAAACGGCATCGGCGGCAGATCCGGTCAAGGGGGACGAGCGGCTAAAGCAACGCCAGTTAATGGCAAAAAAGCGAGCCGCAGAGCGTGATCTTGCAATACCGATTCCGCTCGATATTACACGCCGAATCGATGCCGAGCGAGATCCGCAGCGATGGCTAAACGTCTACTTTGCAGAAATCTTTCGCGAAGCCTGGACCGACGACCGCCTAGCAATGCTTCACTCAATAATCGACGCCGCACTCTACGGAGGCGACCAGGCAATAGCCGGTCCTCGCGGCGAAGGCAAGACGACGATCGCAACTCATGCGGCACTGTACTTGATGGTTCGCGGGCTCTCAACCTTTCCTGTTGTGATCGGGAAGAGTCAAGGCAAGGCACAACTAGAACTCAAGTCGATCAAGGAGCAGCTCCAGCAGAATGAGCTATTCATTGCCGACTATCCCGAAATCGGAGTGCCGATGCAAGCGGTTGGTGGCTGGTCGTCTCGTGCTCGCATGCAGACGGTCGGCGGCATGAACACCAATATCGAGCTAGCCGCCGATCACATCGCGTTCCCAACGATTGCACGCTTGCAGTTAGCGGACTGGCCAGAGTCGTTTGAGGTCGCAAGTTGCGGCCAGGTGCTCTACTGCCTTGGTATTGACGGACCTGTTCGCGGTACGAAGTTTAGAAATCAGCGTCCAACGCTCGCAATTATCGACGACATCGAAGACCGTGAGGCGGCAGCGTCTGAAGCATTGATTGAGAAGAACGAAGAGATCCTGGAAAAGGACGTTGCAGGACTCGGAGCCAGTAGTGAGCGGATTCCCAGAGTCATGCTCTGCACGGTGCAGAATCGCAAATGCATTGCCTATCGTTTCACCGATCCGCAGGTCAAGCCGTCTTGGCGAGGTAAGCGATACCGCAAGATGCTTCGCGAGCCTGATCGTATGGATCTCGTCCAGCAGTACATCCAGATGCGGCAGACTCGATCGACCGATGACCCGGACGCGCGGGTTGCGTTCCAGTTCTGGCGTGATAATCAGGTCGAGATTGAAGCGGGTTGCGTGGTTTCCAACGTCAATAGCTACTCAAAGAAGCTTCACGCAGACGGCGAGCCGCTGGAGTTGTCGGCAATTCACGCCTACTACAACCGAGTCGCAGACGTTGGACCAAAGGCTGTAGCGACCGAGATCGACAACGATCCTCCGCCAGAAGCGGGACCAGCTGGTCTTGGCATAACAACGGACATCATCATGTCGCGAATCAGCGGTCTGGATCGTCGGCAGTTGCCAGCCAACACCATCGCACTTACCGCAGGAATCGACGTCGGCAAGTATCGATGCCACTGGGTCGTTACGGCATGGTGGAGCGGTGCCGGTGGATGCGTGGTTGATTATGGCGTTCTGGAGGTGTCAAACACCAATAGCGACATGGATCATGAAGCCGCGGAACCGCAGATCTATAAAGCACTCCTCGAATGGCGGGACTCGCAGAACGGCAAGCAATACGTTGACGCGACCGGAACCGAGCGAAAACTAGACTTCGTGCTTGTTGACTCGGGAACCTTCACCCAGGCGATCTACGAGTTCACTAAGCAGGTTCGCGGCATTTATCATCCCGCCAAAGGCCAGTATCCTTACCGTCAACGCAAGCAGAACACAGCTAATACGCTTGCCTCCGAGCATCTGCACGCGGAACGCATGGCATCGTCGGACGTTTGGCTCTACGAGCTCGACACATCCTACTGGAAACAGTTCGTTCATGAACGATTCTTGTCTCCGACCTTTGACGACCAGAACATGCTACGGCGTGGGGCATTGTCTCTTTTCAATCCGATGCACGGCAAAAGCCACTTGAACTACGCCATGCACTTGACCGCCGAAGAATTGGTCTCGGAGTTCAAAGAGGGCAAGGGCGTCAAAACATACTGGACCGTCAAGAACGAGAACAATCACTGGCTTGACGCGACCTACCTGTCGGCGGCGGCTGGCGAGATTTGCGGTGTCAAGCTGATCGCACCGAGCGAAAAGGAGATCGCACCTCGCATGGTGGACAAAGACGCACCCAAGCAACAGCCGCAACCACAACGAAGGAATCCGCACGGTCGATTTCGTCAACGGCCAGGCGGTTGGATACCACGGAGGAGAGGATAATGGCAAAGAAACGGAAGCAACAACCAGTGCAAGAAGTTCAAGAGACACAAGTAATCGAAGCGGTTATTGAGGAATCGAAGCCGCGTGAGTTCGAAGCACGTCCATGCTCATCTTGTGCAAGCGTCCGACCATACGGCAAGAACTATAGCCGAGTCTATTGCACGCGAGCTTCGATTCGATATTGCAAATGCGACTTTTGCGGAAACACATGGTCGCAAGAAGGAAAGTAAATTTTCGCCCTCTGTACTATTCCAATAGTACAAACATCTAGCAACCAAAACATGCCATGCGAAACTTGCTTGCATGGCAACATCTGCAAGCCTGCTCTCACAAATTGACGCAGCTATCGAGGCACTGCTTACCGGCGGTGCGTCTTCGTATTCGATTGGAAATCGATCGGTTACGAAGCTTGACTTGCCGGCCTTAATGAGCGAACGCCGGATGTTGCTAACTGAAGTGCAACGCGAAACCGGATCAGGCGGAATCGCCCTCGGCAAGATGACGAGGCACCGCCGATGATCGACCGCATCTTCGATTCCTTGGTCTCTGCCATTTCTCCTGTCTCTGGTTTGCGACGCATGCAAGCCAGACGCCTGCTTCGCTCCTACCAAGGCGGCGAACCCTCCCGCGTTAGCAGTTCGCGGAATCCTAAGAACCAACCCGCGGACATGGAATTGCTCGGCCCGTTTGGTGCCGATCGAACCAGAGCATGGGCCAGGGATCTTGTTCGCAACAACGCCTACGCTTGGGGCGTCGTCGATACGATCGTTTCCAGCGTGGTAGGTTGCGGGATTCGAGCACAATCCACCTTCGAAACTCCGGAAGGCGAAGACGTCGAAAACGTCAACGATGTACGCGACAAGGTTTGGTCCGAGTGGTGCGAAGTCTGCGACGTCAACGGCCAATACACCTTCGAGGAATTGCAGGCCGCTGCACAGCGTGAGATTGTCGAGGCCGGGGAAGTGCTGGTCCGCATTGTCCGCACCTCAAGCATTACCTATCGCGGCATCCTGCGACCTGTGCCGCTCGCACTTGAATTGATCGAAGCTGACCGTCTCGCAGGCGACAAGGACACCTACGCCGCTCGGCTGTCGGCACAAAACGGCAACCGCATCATCCGTGGCGTCGAGGTGGACGACCTTGGCAAGCCTGTCGCGTACTGGATCTACAAAGACCACCCGCTCCAGCCGTACGCATTCACTCGCACACCGGAGCGGATACCGGCCAACGAGATCATGCACCTATTCCGGCGTGATCGAGTCGGCCAGACTCGCGGCGTGACTTGGTTTGCTCCGGCACTTAGCTGGATTCGGGATCTCGGAACCTACGTTGACAACGAGCTGCAAGCCTCGGCGGTCGCGTCCTGCTTCACGGTGGCGATCAAGACCGATACGCCGATCGGCAACCTCTACGATCCAGACGGCGGCAGCGGCACAGACTCAGCAGGCAATCGAGAGCGGTACGTTGAGCCTGGCATGATTATGGAACTCAAGCCTGGCGAAGACGTCGTTGGCCTCAATCCAGGCCGTCCAAACGCCGGTGCCGAGCCGTGGATTCAACTCATCCTCCGTGGGATCGCGGTCGGCACCGGCCTCTCCTACGAAGTTGTCGCACGCGACTACAGCCAGACATCGTATAGCTCCAGCCGCACCAGCCAACTCGAAGACCGACGCCGCTTTCGATGCTGGCAGCAATACCTGATTCGGCACCTCTGCCAACCAGTCTGGGACGCGTTTTGTGATGCGGCGGCGTTGTCTGCGTTGCCAGGGTTCGCGGCATCGTCCGATCTGCTTGACGATCGACGCCGCGTCGCTCCGGTCGAGTGGCAAACTCCGGAGTGGGAGTGGGTCGATCCACAGAGCGAACAGACCGCTAGCGAGATGGCGTTGAACTCGTTCACCGACACGTACCAAAACGTCCTCGGATCGCGTGGCCGATCGTTCCGCAGCGTCTTCTATCAGCGAGCAAAAGAAGAGCGGATGCGGCGGAAGCTGGGCCTAGTCACTGCCGAAGAGCAGCAACTAGCGATCAGTGCCGCACAGACACAACAGACGGCGGCAAGCGATCCGCAGGGATCTGCACCATCCGCACCTGTCGAGCAACGAACCTCTGGCACCGGCGAAATGGTGGGTTTGTCAACCCTCCAGTTCAACCGCAACCGCAAAGCCATCTTCAAGACCCTGGAAGAGCTTGCTGCAGGCACTCTCTCAGAGACTCAGGCTCGCGTCTTCCTATCGTCGATCGGCATGAGTCCCGACAACGTCGATGCGTTGGTCACTGACGCTATGGATGGATCCGTGGACACCGTAGAACCGGAGGCCGCAACGTGAACAAAGCTAGCCTCATCAAACGACGCAAGCAACTCGACGAGAAAAAGTCGGTAGCACGCCTGGCGTCGGTTCAACGGATCACCCGCCTGTTCGCTGCACCCAAAGACGGCAAGGCTGTGATCGCGACCGAGACGCCGATCGAAATCTACGACCAGCAACGCGGCTGGATCAAGCAAGTCTTGCTGATGGACGGCGTGCGATTCCGTAATGCCAAGCGGCAGTTGCCGATTGTTGACAGCCACAACGACAAGACCGTTCGCAACGTCTTCGGCTCGATTCGAAACATCACCATCGAGGACGGACAGCTAGTCGGAGTCGCTGAGTTCGCAAGCGACGACGAATCGCAAGTCGTCGCCACTCGCTACGCCGAAGGGCATCTCAACGACTTCTCGATTGATGCGATTGTCATCGATCGCCAATTGATCCCAGAGGGGAAGACCTACACCACCGCACGGGGTGAGGTCGTCGAAGGTCCAGCGGAAATCATCACCGCATGGGAACCGCATAACGCGTCGATCTGTGCAACGGGTGCAGATCCGAATTCTACAGTTCGTCGGTCATACGACCGGGAAGAGGTGCAGAGAATGGACGAAGCCTTGATGCAGGCAGTCTCAAAACTCGGCGTGCCGGAAGGTATGACCGACCCAGTAGCAATCATCACGTTTCTAGCGGGCAAGGCGTCCGCTAGCGAGTCCGAGTCACCCGAGATGCCAGAGGTCGAAATGATGGCTGACGCCAAAGAAGAACCCAAGGAAGAGCCCGCACCCGAAGCAGTGCGAGCCGACATGCCAGCCGAAGACGTTGAGCAAAAGGTTGAGGCTGAGGTTGCTCGTCAACTCGCTGCCGACCAACTCCGACGCAAATCAATTTACTCCGATGTGAAACTCGCAAAGCTTGAGCGAAGCTTTGCCGAGCAACTCATCGACGAGGGTGTTTCTGTGGAAGTCGCTCGCGAAAGGATCATCCGCAAGATGGCAACCCAAGAACCCGTAGGAACCTCTCCCAATCCCGACGTTCGCGTTACCGAATCCGCCGACGACAAGTTTGCATCGGCAATCGGCAGCGGACTGATTCAGCGATCGATGAAGGCCGCTGGTCTTCGCAATCGTTCTCAGACCGCACCAGGTGCTGACGAGTTCGAGCGAATGGACCTTCGCCGAATGGCAACCATGTGCGTCCAGCGGATGGGCATTCACACCGACAAGCTCGGCATGCCCGAGATCGCACGCATCGCAATGGGTGCTCGTGGCGTCGAGCAGAAGTATCGCATCCAACGCGATGCGTACCATACGACCGGCTCGTTCCCATCGCTACTGCTCGACGCAGCAAACAAAACGCTGCTCGCTGCCTACGAAGAAGCGACCTACACATGGTCAATCTGGGCACGGCAAGCCGCAAGCGTTGACGACTTCAAGCCGATCAACCGGATCCGCATGGGTGA